TGATGTTTCGTGAAAATCCAAATGGCAAGATATGGCTCTTTGAGGAACCGAGGAAAAAAGGGCAATATGTGGTTGCCGGTGATGCCTCCGAGGGAGTACCGGAGGGCGATTACTCTGCACTCTGCGCTTTAGATAAATTAACTAATAATACTATGTTAGGTTATAAGGGAAAACTGAAACCGGAGGAGTTTGCGTATCTTCTCTATCTCGCCTCTCGCTATCTCAACAACGCTATGGTAGCCTGCGAAAGCGCCGGTTACGGACACGGAGTAAATGAAACGCTTTGGAACTTGGGGGCTAATCTCTACAAGGACATTGATGTTTCAGAGGGTATTCCAAAGACGAGGCAGAAACTTGGCTTTAGTACAAATGCGCGTTCTCGCCCTATGATCCTTGCGCAACTTGAAGATGAGATAAGAAATGCGAGTACAGAATTGCGTGATGTCAGGCTTATCAACGAGTGCAAGAACTTCGTAGTTGTAGATGGCAAAGAGCAGGCAGCCGAGGGATCACACGATGACTATATATTCGCAAGGGCTATTGCCGGTGAGATAAGGCGCAGGTATCCGTACAAAATAGAGAATTACTATCGCAATACTTCAAAAAGCAGGTGGTCCGGAAAATACTCAAGGGTTAGAAGCAAGGGAGTTTCTCGCAGTAACTATTCCCCTGAATATGCCGAAAGGATCGTGCAATGAAAAAGAAAGAAAAAAAGAGTGCAAGAAAAAAAGAAACAAAAAGGCGTATGGGTAAGGGTAGGAGGTATTAAATGCCTAAAGGTACACGAGTAGCAAGGTGTGTTGAAAGAGTAAAAAAAGAACAGCGCAAAAAAGGCGCAAAGAAAGTAAATCCTTATGCCGTGTGTCAGGAGTCAACGAAGCAGTCATACAAAACCGGTAGAAAGTTAGTAAGTGTCAGGGATAAAGGCAAAGAGTGGCACAAGAAACAGTATAAGAAAAGAAAAAGGGCGTAATTATGGCAGACCAAGAGGCACTATTAAAAATAGTTTGGAATCAGTTTAAGCGTTCCAAAGACCATTGGGCAGAAGACCATAACAATATGGACACTTGGGATAAGTATTGGGAAAGGTCGGAAGATGTAGTGCCTACGAGTGAAGATTGGGAAGAAAGAATACATATCCCCTTGGTCTTTAACGCAGAGCAGGTTTTAACGCCGCGAATACACTCTGTAATTACTGCTACTAACCCTCCGTTTGATGTGGTAGGTGTAGAGCAAAGTGATACTCAAGGCGCTAACGCCATTAAAAACCTTGAAGCCCACCACTTTGATTTAAGCAACTTCAATGGGAAAAGTATTTATTATGTAAGGCAGGCGGCGGTTAGAGGAACAACAATAGCAGAGGTATTTTGGCACAGGAAAGAAAGATATATCACTACAAAAGCAGCAGAGGAAGAAGAAATCACGCAGAAAGATCCAATTACCGGCGAGAATAGGGTTATTGGAATGGAAACGGTTACGAGGAAACGCAGTAAGGATATTCTCGTAAAGAATCACCCTGACTTTGAAGTGTGGTCGGTAAAGGACGCTTTTCCTGATCCGGATAGTCTTTCTTTTGATGATGACCTGCCATTTATTCGCAGGCAAAAAATCAGTATAGATAAACTGCGTGAGTGGAATGAATCGGCAGAAGCATTGGGCATTCCGGTATTTGAAAATCTTGATAAGTTAGAAGAAGATATACTCAAGAAAGCAAAAAAGCCTGATGAAGAAATGCCCCAAATGCAGATGAATATTACTCTGCTTCACTATTGGGGGCTAATTAACTTATCTGATTATGGCATTGAGGGAGTGCCTGATAAGAATATACCTGCTTGGATTACAGTAGGCTATACTGATAATAATGATAACGATTATAATACTGCTGATAAGTATTTTATGAGGTCTATTAAGAACCCTTATTGGCACGGAAAACCGCCCTATGTAAAAAGTGTATGGATCAAGAAAAAGACACCATCGTGGTTTGGTGTTGGCATACCGGAAGTAGGTCAGTCTTCTGCTGATAGAGTGAATAAAATAGTCAATATGCGTATGGACAATATCAAGCGCATTATCAACAAGAGATTTTTCTTTGATTACAACGATACCAATTTAGACATAAACGCTGCTGAAAGCGGTGAGCCGGGAATTGGTATTGGTATGCGCGATACACAGCGTTCTATGGTGTGGGAACAAGTAGGTGATGTAACGCAGAGTTCATATGTAGAAGAACGAATGGCAAAAGAAGATTTCCGTGAGGCTACCGGTGCTGTTGCCGCTATTTCGCCCGGCACGAAAGGTGAGCAGCACTCAACTGTCCGTGGTATGATGCTATTGCAAGGTCAGGCAGGCGAGAGATTAAAGATTATCGCCACAGATATAGAACTGACTTTCAATAAAGAAATGGCGCAGATGTACCACGAGTTGAGCAAGCAGTACCTCAAAGAACGACAGGTCTTCGATGTACTTGGTGAAGATGGAAAGTATTATCCGTTTGAAGTATCACCTGAAGACATTATCGCAAAGGTTAATTTCCGTACTACAGGCGTAAGCGAAATTGTAGCAAGGGAAATGCAGGTTAATCAATTACTGCAATTCAAGCAACTTACGCTTGACGATCCTACAGTCAATAAAGCAGAAATCAATAAGCGCATTGCTATTCTTTTCGGCTTCAAAGACTTGGACAAATTGATAAGGGAAATGACACCTGAACAGGAAATGATGTTAAGGCAAAATGCAAGAGCAGGTGGTACGCGAAGTCCTGTAAATCGTTCTATGCCCTCACCGGAGGGTGGAGGAAGACCGCCCGGCGAAGAAGCGCTTGGGTTAGGAAAGTCAGAAGAAGAACTCGCAAGTGCAGGAATGGGAGGAGGAGAGTTCGGTGGATAAGGCTACCATAATCCAAGAGGGCAAAGGGACAGAGTTTTGGAAAATAATCTGCGAATATCTCGACAGGAGAATCAATGCAACTCGTAATGAGTTGGAAACGCAGTCAAGTATAGATATGATACGAATTTTACAGTACGATATTAGAGTATGCAGGGAAGTGAAAAAGATACCTGATATTGTACTGAAACAGTTAGCGCCCTCGCAAGGCGAAACAAATACGCGGAGGAAATAATGCCTGAAGAACTACAAACCACACCTGAAACTCCTACAGGTGAAGAAGAACAACAGGAGAAACCTGCCGAATCAACTCCGACAGAAGAAAAGAGTGAGTTGGAAAAGTTAAGAGAAGAAGCGCAACTTTGGAAAGACCGTTCTTATAGGTGGCAGAGGAAATATGATTCTGCAAAAACAGAAAAAGAAGAAGCGCCACCGGCACAAGAGAAGTCTTTAGATAGGGAACAAGCCTTGGAGAAACTTCGTGAAAAATATGAAACAGATCCGTTACAAACTACAATGGATATGGTAGATAGGGCAGCGAGGTTTCATTCTTCAAGCGTTCGTGAAGAAGTAAAAAAAGAGAACAGAGTCAAAAGACAGTTGCGCAAGACTAACAAAGATTTCGATGAGTACGAAGACAGAGTAGATGAGTTAATGGGCAAAATGCTTCCAGAGAAACGCACTCCTGATATGTACGAAATGGCTTACAAGATCGCTAAAACAGAGAAATTGGAAGACATTGAGAAGATAAGGGCAGATGCGAGAGAAAAAGGCAAAGAAGAAGCAAAAAAAGAAACTTTGGAATCAGCACAGGAACTCCACGCTGCTTCAACTCCTCGTAGTGGTGCGCCAAAAGAAACAAAGACTTCTGTAAGGCTATCGCCTGATGAAGAAAAAATGGCTGCACGATATGGAATGAGCAAAGAAGATTACGCAAAGTGGAAAGCAAACTCAAAAATATCTCAACCTGAAAAGGCAACGAGAAAATGAGAGAAGAAAAAAATACCCACAGAGTAAGTCACGCACCTGAAGTAGAGTTCAAAGATTACCACCCTTGGGGAAAACTCCCCAAGAAAAGTAATGTTGCAGGTGAGGCGAAACCGTACGATCCCTTACCGGAGGGTGCTTGGGTTGCCTGTAGGTGGTGTGGTTTCCGTGTCAATATGGCAAGACACGATAAATGCCCACATTGCGAATCTGACAATTACACTTAACATAGGAGTGATAAATCTATGACGACCGGCACAAAGCCTTCAATGTTTGAAATCTATATGAAGACAATGCCGAAAGGTATGCACAGTTCTGCGTTTCAAGGGAAATTAAGATGCCCTTGGTTTGGTTGCAATAGCAATTCTTGGACATATGTTGGTAAGATGTCTATGTACCGTTTGCTCTATAAATGCAAAAAGTGCGGACAACTTACTGCGTATGATGTTTCGCGGCAACTGGCAAATCCTTATATTCACGATGTTAAAAGTAAAGATGTTAAGTTTAACCTTGGGAGGTAACAAGAGATGATTTTTAGTGGCGATCTATCAGGTTATCAAGTCGCTATTATCAAAGACTTACCTCTCGTTGCAGGTGCATATGTCAATGGTGCTATGCTACAGGCGAGTACAACTGCCGATACTATGTATTGTCAGGTTTCAACTCCTACTTACGCCGACACAATCGGTTTATATGTTGATGTAAGTCAAACTGTAGCAGGAACAGTTGCAGCCGGTACTATCAGTTATGGACAGGTGCTTATCAATACGAACCCTATTTACAAGGCAGAGTATGGTAAAGCCGCTTACATAACTTGTACCAATTATGCAGCAGGCACTTGGACTGTAACTCACGACGGACAAGCCGGAGGGTGGATCTTCTCGGTTGATTCTTCCGACGCAGGTTATGGTCTATTGATGTACGCAGGTAGTGTTGTAGCAAGTACCTCTATCAGTTCAGTTGCAGCCCCAACAGCCGCAACTCCTGATACCACAGAGGACTTAATCTATATTCACCCGGCGCTAACAAGTGGTGCAGGCGCGCAGATGGAAATAGATTTAACTGCAGATGCTACCGAAATCCTTACCGATGGAACTTACACCGGTACAGGTCTTGCTGTTATCGAGAGTTATGTTAGTGGTAATGGCGTAGGTGGTTTCCAACCGTTGCGTTATGCAAGTCATAACAACACGGTAGATTCGTCATACAGATTTTTCTCTGAAATTACCCCTACAGATCATATCTTAAACCAGAAATCATAAGGGAGGAATAAAAAATGCCAGCAACTTCTGTTAATTTTGGCGACCTCCTTGAGCCGGGTTTGCGCAAAATCTTCGACGAACAATACAGAGAGATTCCCGGTTTAGTTGAATCCATTTATAGTATGCAGAAATCTACGACTTCATATGAAAAGGATTCTGCTGTCGGTGGATTCTCTGATTTCGATGATTTTGGGGCTACAGGGAGATTGTCGTATGATGAAATATATCAACAGTATGATACTACTTACACTCACAAAGAGTGGACAAAGGCATTTTCAATAGAGAGGAAACTCTATGATGATGACCTATATAGTATCATAAACAAAAAACCAAGAGGAATGGCTATCGCTGCTCGTAGGACAAGGGAAAAGCACGGTGCAAGCCTGTTTAACAACGCTTTTACAGGCTCTCCTGCTGCTTCCGGTCAAACTGGTATGGACGGTCTTTCTCTTTGTAATGCAGCGCATACTTCTGCTACGCCCGGTGTGGCTACTCAAAGCAATACCGGCACAACCGCTTTAAGTGCAACAGCAGTTGAAGCGACACGCAGACTAATGACTGCTTATAAAGACGATCAGGGCGAACTTATCGCTGTTAACCCTGACCTCTTGTTAGTACCGAGATCGCTTGAGGAAACTGCTTGGGAGATTATTGCTTCCAAGGGCAAGCCTGACACAGCGAATAACAATGCGAACTTCCATTATGGCAAGTATCAACTTGCTGTTTGGGACTATCTTTCAGATAGCAATAACTGGTTCTTCATTGATTCGCTAATGGCAAGCCAATTCCTCAACTGGTTCGATAGAGTTGCTTTGGAGTTCAATAAGGACAAGGACTTCGACACTCTAAAGGCTCGCTTCTCGGCGTATATGAGGTACAGTTTCGGACATAGTGATTGGAGATTCATTTACGGTCACAATGTAACTTAAAGGGGGGTGCTAAATGAAAAAGGTTCTACTTTTGGCACTACTCTTGGCATTGGTTAGTGTTTCTACGGCTTATGCTTATATGCCTACAGGTTTTAATAACCTGAAACTACAAGCAGATCGAGTCGCAGAAGTACCGTATATCGCTGTTTTCAATAGCGATGGTACTCTTTACGGTTGGATCGGCGTTATTGTGGAAGCCGGCACAACGAAGTTAGCGTATCTTACTAAAGAGGCGCTGACTGCCGGTGAGGACTATAATACAAGAACTGGAGAGATTCTAACTGATGTGAGTGAGGGTTTATTTGTACCTGTTCACTAACAGAATGGGAAGGCTTTATGAGAGCCTCCCCTTTCTTACTATATGAAAAATCTACTAATAACTCTCACGATAGCAGTATCTTTGGTTTTCTTGAACTTTGGCGCAGGAATTGATCCGTCACTTGCTCAACTGCTTATGTATTATTTGGGTGGGTGCTTAATAGCAACAGCGCTGATTTTCCGGAAAAACAAAGCACTTGGTGTGTTCAGTATATTGTTTATCGGCTCTTTCTTAAAAGCAATGACTTATCCTTGTGGTATTTTGCCACAGAAGATAATATGGTTTTTCTATATTTGGTGCTTGGTATTTATTATGGCATCAGAAAGAGAAATGAGAAAGCCACTCTATCTTACTGTTGCACTCATAGGGGTAC